ACTTTCTCGAACAGAGCGTTGACGGCTTCGCGGCTGTTAAATACCGCGTTGTCGCTGCGCACCTTGCCAAGCAGAATACAGCCCTCGGTGTCCTTGTCCGTATTGCCGGCGTGAATTCGGATACCTTCGAAGCCGGGTACGTTCAGGACATGCATCATCTGCTTCTGAAAACGGTTCGAAAAGTCGATGATGACCTTGTAGCTACCGCGTGGAATGGCTGTCTCGCCCTGAATCTTTTTGCCGCCTGATTCCAGTTGGCGATCTACATCTTCGAGCGTGTAAGCAAAGAAAACGCCGTCTACATATAGCTTGCCGATGGTGCTGGACGCGCCAGGCGCGCCGCGCTCAATTCGTAGCTTCATCATGTCGCTTCTTTCGATTGGTCATGAACAACAGCAATTCTTTGCGCATGGCGTAAAGAAGCAAACCAGCGTTCATGACGACTTCTGGCTGTTCATCGATGCTTACGCCAAACACTGGCGCAATAGCAACGCCGACAGCGCCGACGGTGAACAAAGCAACACCGATACGCATCAGGCATGGCGTGTCTTTGCTGAAATGGTTGATAGTGCAGATTCCGTGGATAGACAGCGCAATGCAGATGGCAGAGTTGATGTATTCAATGGGCATCATCAAAACCTCGTTCATTATCGAGCCCCTCCGCCAAGTCGTTGTTTGACCAGGTCGACCAGCACTGGCGTGATGGACTGCCAGCCGTAGCCAAGAAGAAAAGCTGCGCAGATCCGCAATTCATCGATCGGGTTAGGTAAACCGAAGAAGTTAGCGGTCATCGCCCCAGCCACAGGTGAGACAGCGCCGGCCAGCATAGCCGACAGGGTAACGCTGGAAAATGCCGCTTTTCGACTGGTCGATTGCACTTGGCCAAGTCGAAGTAAGCCACCGAACAGACCGATCAGAAGCAGGTCGTAACGCATCCCGAAGATGCTCCCGACTAGCGTGACCGTCCCGACCGATAGCGCCGCAGCAGCTGGGCTTACTGGCTCTGTCATGGGGTTGCCTTTCTTTTTATTGGGCGAAAAAAACCCCGCCGAAGCGGGGTGTATTGCTTATTGCTTATCAGTGGGACAGCAACGCTTCTTTTTGCTTTCTGCCCCATTCAAGGCAGGATTCGACGTAGGCGTTGTAGACCTCATACTCCGGGCTTGGCGCGGTACGCAGTAGCTGCAGTTCGTCTTCAACCGAATACACAATACGGATCTTTGCGCGAACCTCTGCATTGATCCTGTTGATCTCTGCGGTCAGGCGATCCGTCACGCGAAGTCGGCCTTGGTGAAGCCGAATTGTTCGATGGCAGACAAATCCTCCACGTCTTCCCAAACCGGATCAACCACGGGGCCTTCGTAACCGGGCTGGCCATAACCTTCCGGATAAACGGCGGTGTTTGTGCGGCGGGTCATGCTGCCTTTCAGCTTTTGCATGAATTCTGAATATGCCTGCGGATTGGATTCCTTGATGGCGTCAAGATCTTCGCGGGTGTTAATCAAAGGTGATTGCATAATTGGCCTCCAGCCAGGTAAAAAGATTATTTGCGTCTGCCCACATGGCGTGGCCAGACCATGAGCCGATGAACTTTTGCAGCCCATCTGCATCGTTGTGTTCAATACAGGCTTTAATGCGCCGCTTTGCGCGGATAACAGATTGCTGACGTAGCAGCTTGTGCGTTGGCCATATCCTGTAGCCAACAAAGTTGATGCCTTGAGACGTTGGCTGCGCGTGCCAGTGGCTCATCTTCATGCCGAGACGATCAAGCGAGAATTCTTCTAGCCGGACAAAGTCCTCCCGAAGCTGGCCGAGATCGTTGCCCAAGATAACGATGTCATCCATGTACCTCGCCCAATGCCGATGGCCAAGTTCGAAGTGGATAAACCGGTCTGCCACGCCGCCGACCAGGTTGGCCGTCAGCTGCGAAGTAAGCGCTCCAATGGGCAGGCCGAAACCGTCCCGCTTAATGATCTCTTCCAGCGCCTGCAGCGTCAGCCGACAGCCGATCTTCTGCTCGTATAACGACATGGCCAAAACCAGCGGTACCGATGGAAAAAACTTGCTGTAGTCCGTCTTCAGGAAGTACTGCGCCCCGGTGCTGCGGAGCTTTGCCTGAATGTGCCGAGCCGCCGCATGGGTGCCCATGCCATCCCGACACGCAAAGGTGTACGGCAGCAGTGTCGAATCCATAATCGGGCCGACGATGTTGCAGATGGCGTGCTGGATAATCCGGTCTCTGAAATCGAGCGCCGATATCAGCCGAAGCTTTGGCTCCCAGACATGGAAGTGTCGGTAAGGCCCAATGGTGTAAGCACCGTCGAGCAGTTCTTCGCGGATAAGACCGAGATTTGCTGCTGCGTAGGCATCAAACTCCATGTAGGCAAAGGTCTGCCGTTTCCCTTTGGCCGTCTTCCGGTATGCGCTCCACAAGTTGTCGTGGCTGCATATCCGATAGATCAGGTTTTTCTGTGTCTTCATGTAGGGATGCCGGTCTCGCCGTTCGATGTTTCACTACCAGGCGCTTAACCGAACCTCTAAACGTATTTGCCGAAGCAGGACATATCCGGCTGACCACATATATTTATGTGAGTCATCCCGCAAGGCCGCAGCCGATGCGAGACGGGTACTTCATGTCGTCACAGCCGAACGACGCGCCGATGTTGTTGTCAGAGTTCGACGCTGCGTTGTTCCAGTTGGAGCAGCACGAACCGCAGTTCGAGCCGTTGTCCCAGTTGCCGCCGCCGATGGCGCTGCCGTCATTCCCGGTATGCCCTTTGCTACTTACTGCCTCTTTCGATCCTCCCGTTCTGACTTCTCCGAGTTAATCCGACTGATAGCTGATCCAATCATCCCGCCGAGTTTTGCTAACAGGCGTTCTGCCTCTTCTGTGCCGGTTTGGCCGAATTTCACGCCAGCCAATGTGGGCGCTCGCTGTAACAGCCAACGGATGCGCTTCATGCCCCGGTCGGCCTCTCGATACTTGCTGATCTGGTCAGATTCAACCGCCACATAAATCAGTACCGGCTGCTCGATTAGCGCATCGAGGAATCGGTTTTTGAATATGATGTGCTGGTGTGGCATTGAGAGCACCCTCGGATAGATATAGTCAAACGCATCGTTGAAACGATGAATCATGTCTAACTCTGGTCGAGTGGCGCTCTCGTCTTTGTATTGCCGGATACGTTCACCACTAACCGGCTCTCGCCGGTTAGATTGCAAGGTTCAAGTGGTCACAGCCGAACGACGCGCCGATGTGGTTGGCAGAGTTCGACGCTGCGCTGACCCAGGCGGAGCAGCACGAACCGCAGTTCGAGCCGTCGTCCCAGGCGCCGCCGCCGATGGCGCCGTTCGGCGCATTGTAGGAGCTGCCGTATCCTTCGGTATCCCCACTCCAGCCGCCGGTGTTGTACGCGCCGCCTCGATTGGCCAGCCAGTACCACATCACGCCAGAACACTGATTGATGCCGAACTTCGACACATAAGCGGCGTTCCAGATCGTGCTGCCCTGATCTGTACCGATTGACGAGGCTTCTGTCGTGCCATACGAGCTGATGATCTGCTCGTCTAGCGTGATAAGGCGCTTGCCGTAGCAACCGGCGATGCGGGCTGCTTCGAACCAGGTCAGCGATCCGTAATCTGTTGTGCCGTTGCCGCCAACGAGTGCCGGGATCTTTGGTGGCGACGAACCGTCGGCGATGGTCACGTTATATTTCGACGTGCCGTTAACGTCTGGGTTCGTGTTTAGCGCGTAAATATCGCGCCAGAAGCGGCCACCGATACAAGCCATGCCTCGCGGATCGTTTGCGACCGGACGCCACTGTAGGTCCCAAAACGTGTATTCGTTGATTTGTGGGGTGCTATTGCCGCCGCCGGGGCTTCCAGAGTGCCCACCCGGAGCGTAGTGGAATCCACCGACCTTGCGCCAGTTACCAGCGCCCGGTGCTGACGTGTGGTTCGACGTTGCTTGGATCGTGCCATCGTCCTTTACCCAGATAGCGTAGTCGGTACCGGCTGTTAGGGTAGGCATGGAGATTGCAGTCGCCGTCGCGAATTTGACCAGCTTGGAGCCGACAAACATGAACGATCCGGCCTTGATACTGGCGGTCCCGTTGCCGGTCTTGGTGAAGATGACGGACGTTGGGTCGGCCTTGAAGAACAGACCGTAAGGTGGCGCATTAACGATGCCAAGTGCGGTCAGAGCATCGGCTGGGACGCCGGTCGTGCCGAGCAGGTCGGCGAGGAATGAACGCATAGCGGTCATGGCGGTTTTGAACCCGCCCTCGGTAACACCGGAGCCTGTAAAGTCGGCTGAGGGTGGCAGTGCATTAGGCATGAAAATCTCCTGGCAATAAAAAAGCCACCCGAAGGTGGCTTGGATTGGTTTCTGGGGTTACTCGGTTACTGCGTCCACATCAGAGCGGTATCGGTTGTCCACATTGGCGAGTTGCTGCCGAGGACGTTCTGGCCGACAAGCACCAGCACCGTGTCGGTACCGGATTGGGTTTTCTTGAAATACAGCTTCCCGTCGTTGGTATTGATCAACTGCTCACCGCTGCCAAGGTCTGCCGCAGCAGGAACTGCGCCAGGTGTCGACGACAGCGTTGCTGGCCACTCCCAAGAGGGTGACGCGGCGTTGGTCTTCAGAACCTTTCGCGCCTTTCCGGTCTGGCTTGGCAATGAAGAGTTGTTGACCGCCGCCGTGAGCGACTTAATGTCTGCGCCAACCGCTGTGATAAACGCCTGCAGGTTAGTCAGCAGGCTCATGGCTTATGCCTTCGCGGTTGCGTAGGCTGCGGCAAGATCCGTGGTCGGGTCACCGATACCGATGTTTTGGCAGGCTTGGATCTGCTGTGCGGTTGTTAGGGTCTGGGCTGAATCGAAGCGGACGCGGTTGCCGACGGCGGTGATCAGCGAGTTCAGGGCTGTTTCATCAGAGGCCAGCTGTGTTGCCAGTTCGCCCAAGGTATCCAAGGCGGTTGGCGCACCGTTGACCAAAGCGTTAATGGCGGCTGTGCAGGCGCTGGTGATCTCGCTTTGGATCTTGCTGATCGACCATGTCTTGTTGGTAAGACCGGTGCCTGCATCGTTGATAAGCGCCGTCAGATCTATGCTGTTGATGGCGCTCTTCAGTTCGTTGATGGCCGACACCAGGTTGGCCTTGTTGGTCGTGGTTAGGCTGGCCAAGCTGCCCTGATTTGCAATCAGGGTCTTGATGTCGGCGGCAATTGCCTGGGCTAAAGCGGTAATTTGGGCTTGCATGGTCATGGCTGCTGCTCCTTAAAGTTTGAAAATCTGGTACATCGTTGCGAAATTGGCGTTTGGGTCGCCGATAAACTCCTCTACACCTACCGTTTCTCCTGGGTCGCCCTTTTCGCCTTTCGGGCCGATGGTGGCTAGTTCGACAGAGATCGATGATGGTTTAACCTGTGTCAGCTCGATAGAAGGTGGTGATTGGCTGACAACATCGACGCTGTTCATCGACTGCATCGATACTTCGATGGCGGTGTCACTCATTTCGTCACTTCCTCAATCACGGGGATCTGGAACGTCTCGCTCGGTGTCTCGATGCCGCCTTGGACGGTCTTGATGTCGCAGACCAGCAAGCCGACCGGCCATGCGCTGGTGTCAGGATTCACCGGTACCAGCGTGAACTTCGTCACGTCCAGGTCGTTCGGAACGACGCGCAGGTCGTCGATTAGCGTGTCGTTCTGGTCGCGCAATTGAGAGGTGATTGTCAGGCCGGTGATTGGCGCGGGTACGCCGCCGACTTTCCATGTGCAAGCCAAAGAAAACGTCGCGCCGCGCTTGAACTTGTCTAGCATTTTCATAATCGCTCCTTAGTAGCCTTGAATAGTCACGTCGGCGAGTCCGTCGACCGGGTTGCCGCTGATGTCTTGGCAGGTCAGCAATGGGCCTAGCGTCTCGTTCTTGTCGACAACGATGACGCGGAACGCTGTTCCGGTACCGGCGATCAGCTGCACATTGACCACCGAAATCTTGTGATAAGACTTGGTGATCGGCAGACGCAAGCCAGCAGCCGGGATAGCCACGCTCAGGAGCGTTTCCATTACGTCCGGAACGTCAAAGCTGGCTATCAGGCTTGAAATAGCCCCACGGTTACCGCCGAAACTGGTGCTGAGACGGATCTCGTAGCTGTCGTTTTCGGCGACCAGCGAACCTGGCCAAGTTGTGAAGCCAGGAATCGTCCACATGGCTGCAGCGTCTGAATGCCACATGGCAGCGCCAGCATCGCCCCACATCACGGCAGCGCCGAGGCGGCGATACTCCAAACGCCAGCTGTCGGCATTAACCACGGCCGGCAAGGTCATCTGCGAACCAACGCAAACTGCAGGCACCTGGAACTCGTCGACATAGGTCATTGAGTAATAGGTCGCCACGCGCCACATCAGATCCGAATCGGTGTGCCACATTGCGGCCAGTTCGTTCGGGTTCCACATGGTTCCCTGTTCGTTAGCCAAGACCTCGCCGCCAATCACTGCGCCATCGGTCACGATGCCGGTGAAGCCGCGAGCGCCCATGTCCACGGTTTCGACCACGTTATCTACCGGCACATCGCCCAAGTTGACCACCAGCGCCGCAGCCTTGCGGCTTTCGTTGCCGTAGCGGTCAACTGCCTTGATCATCAGCGTTCCCATGCCGGCAGGCCGGACCGCTGACACATACGGACTGAACCGAATGTAGCCCTCGTGGATCGGCGCAGCCGAGCCCCAGTCGCGGGAATCGCCGTTGATCCAGCGGATCTGATAACCGGCAATGTCCACTTCCGTGATGTCCGTCCAAGTCAGCGTAAACGTCTTGGCTGAGTGATCCACCACAAAAGACGTCACATTGGCGGGCGGCACATTAACCAGCGGCCATCCGGTAACGGTGTACGGGTAAACCACTGCCGTTTCCAGTTCCTGAACAGCGCCGCCGAACTGGTTGAACGAGCAGAACTTGAAGTAGAGCGTTTGACCGATCATGCTCTGGTCGATTTCATCTGACCACGCAATGCTCTCATCGACGCGCACAAACTGCTTGCCGGCAGCATGGGTGGCTGCGTCTGTATTCAGAGCGCCACGGGTCGCCATTTTCAAGCTGTACGCGTTGGTGCCAGTCAGTGTGGCATCGCTGTAACCCAAGTATTCTTCATCGATCACGCAGAGCGTTTGCAGCGCATCGGATGCCGTCTGCGTCACTGTAGTCATCGTCCCGCCAGCACCCACTAACCGGACGTTGGCGACCTGATTCTTGTCGGCAGATACCGAGTTGGCCAAGGTGCCGTAACGCGCTCCACGTTGCCAGCGTTTCATCAGCGTATAGGTCACGCCGTCTAGCGATGAGTAGATGTCGCAGCCGCCCCACTCGGTACCAAGTGGAGTGACGGCAATACCGATGCGCAGACCAGTGCGGCTGGCGTCGACCTTATCCGACTCAATAAACGCCGGGGTAGCGATGTTGGCCGGGGTAGCGTTGTAGTCCTTATTCCAACCGGCCGCGTTTTCACGGGGGTAAAGAGCCAGATGGCCAGCGCCAGCCGGGAAATCTTCGGCAACACAGTTGATCTCGCCGTCTGCCGTGTCGACCACACGGGTCAAGCGCACAGGGTAACGATTCATGCCGCTGACTGCATCCGTCAGCGTCACGATGTCCATCGGCAACAGATGGTCGTAGATCCACGGCAGGGTGAAGCGGTACTCGTTACGGGTTAGCGATTGACGTTGTACGTCGATCGTGCCGAGGCGGGCAGCGGCAGCGCTATTACCGATGCCATGCGCTTTGAGCGTGTCCTTCGACTTCTTTGGGCCGTACATAGCCACGCTGGCTGGGTCGCTGCCGTCAACGGTCTCAATGTTGAACTCGTTGCCGACGTCGCGGAACTCAACGGTGCGGATGTTGTACGTCTCAGAGTCGCCCTTGCGGATGATCTCGATTGGGCGCTCAGGGTCGCCCAGGAATTCATCGTCGGTTAAGTCGTAGAGCGGCGACACGTCAGGCGTCCAGCTGCGGCCGTTGCCACTGACGGCAGCGTCCCCGTAAGGAATAACCGTTAGGTGATCAGCCGCCCAGACAGCAGCAGAGTTGGTCTGCTGCAGGATCTCGTTGACCCAGTCAGCCGCTTGTTTCTGCTCTGCCATCTCAATGCCGATTTTCCAGCCCATCGCCACGGCGTAGTTGCCGTAGTTGGTGGCCACAGGAAACCGCGCAGCAGGTGCAGAAGCGCCCCAACGGCTGTTCGTGATGATGCTGCTAATGGCGTAAGCCGGGTCAGCGCCGTCGATCGATGCGTCATAGTTGGCGCCGAATACTTCGAAAGAGAATGACGGCACCGAATCGTTGCTGAATTCGCCCAGATCCACGGCTGTAAAGTTGGCCAGCCCAGGGTAATAAAAGAACTGGTCAGGATGACGGCTCACAAGGACGCTGCTATAGCCATTCGGAATAGAACCTGGGAATACGACGTAGCCGTACTGCGTGTTCTGCGACAGGCGTAGCTTGTCGCTGCCGACGACCATCCACACTTCGCCAACAGACACCGGGCCTTCGCAGATGCCGACCTGTAGGGTATAGCGGTACGTGTAGGTCACGTTTGTCTGCGTGGCACCGCCACCGCCGCCTTTGCCGCCACCGCCGCCACCGCTCGACTGCTGTTGTTCGTGACGGATAGCCTGCAAATCGTTGTAATAGATCAGGTTACCGGTACAACGCTGGCGACCAATAACGACAGGCACAGCAACGCCGTAGCACGACGTCTGAATACGGAGACCGCTAATCCGGGGAGTCTCGTTGACGATGTTCTGGCCACCGCCTCCAAACATACCGCTCATGACTCACCTCTTGGTCGGAAAAATCGGACGGCTCGCTTCATTAAGCGCGAGTCCTCGTCCGCGTTCATCTCTAAAACTTCGCCGTGGCGCTTGTACGCATGGATGATGCGTGGCCACTCGATCACGATGGCACCGTGGCAAAAAACACGGCCAAAGAACCACATGGCAATATCGCCCGGTGCTGGTTCCAGTACCTCATCGCAATAACTCATCAAGCCGTCCACGTAACGCGTGTCGTCTTGGTGGAACATGATGTCTTCCGGGTACTCTGGCACCGTGACGTCTTGCGGCAGTAGACCCGCCTCTTTGCTGGCCTCGATGACCAGCATCAGGCAATCGCAGCCAGCGCCCTTGACGTTGCCCCGATGGTGGTATGGCGTACCAAGCCAACTGCGGGCGCAGCGAATGAGCTTCTGGGCATCGGTCACAGCATCGTCTCCGGAACCGGAACGTGGGGATGTCCACGGAAGCGCACGATGTTGCCGTAATTGGTGCAGGCATCGCGGGTCTTCTGACAGCCAGGAGCCAATGCCAGACGTTCCCCAACGGCCAGCTTGTCCGGGAACCGATAGAGCAGCGTCAGGACGCCTGCCGAGTTGTCGCGGATCGTGACCTGTTGGCCAGCGTTGCTGCCGGCGTCAAGAAAACGGGCAAAGCCGGAGGCGTAGAGCCCCGCTTGCACGCTGCCGTAAATCGTGACCGTCAAGCCGTCGGCACTGATCGACTGGATAGTCACCGTCGTTTCTCGCGCCGCCCGATTCAAGCCACAGGCGCTGTCGTAGACCGTGTTCGCGCAAGATGCCTGGTAGACGTTGCGCGGTACCGGAGCCCGTAGATAAGCCAGCAGCGAATCGACCATGATTGTCGATTGGTACCGGCCTATCGTGCAGGGGCCGATCTTGCCCGTAAAGCGTGGCGTTACACCGACCACGCCGCCGCCCAATGGGCCAACCGCCCGCGCCAGCGTTACTTCCGCGCCGTCGAATAGACCACTCCGCAACGCCTGCGGCCAACTCATGCCGAGCACTGTCATAGTCGCATCGGCGGTCACGGTCAGTTCAAGCTGATCAACTTCCAGACCGGCGGCAAAGTTGATCTCGCCGCGCTCAATCAGTGGGGCTTTGTTGGCTCCGGCTGACAGCCAGGTATTGCCACCCCAGCTAATGTCTACGTCGGCGGTCGTGTAGCGCAGCGTTTGGCCGGAGACAAGAACGAATGTGATCAGTTCGGCTCGCCATGCGGAACCGCTGGCCTTAACCGTCTTGACGGCTTCGGATTGGGAAATCATCAAATTTTTTCCGTCGTGAATTCGACGCTGCCCGCCTTCCAGAGCTCCCACAGGAACCGGTCAAAGTCGATCGAATCGTTTTTGAAGCGGCAGCGGAAATAAAAGATGCCAGACCATTTGATCTCTTGGCCTGCGCTGGGCGGCGCGGCGAATGTCAAAACACCATCGGCTTCCGTGTAGCTGGTGACCGTTGAACCTGCGACCTTGACACTGTCGATCTGCTTGGCTTTGGCCAGCGGTTCAATAAAGTCGCCGTAAGCCCGCGTCAGCCGAAAAGAGCGTGTAGCGCCATCGCCGTATCCAATCACCTGGTCCGTCGCCACGCTGTCATCGTCATCCAAGAACAGGAAGGTATCTGCCTGCCCGTAAACGCGGTTGAAGAGACCAACGATCTGCTGTAGTTCTGTTTGCGCCCCAGAGCGCAGGAACTCGAACTTCAGCTTGTAGCGCCAGAGCGGGTACGTGTAGGCGGTGAAGCCGACCGACTTGCCAGAAACGCTACGCTGTACCTTGCTGTCCCAGTAAGGTGATCGACTGCGCTCAATGCTGATCCCAGGCAGGCGCGGAAACACAAGATTGCTCATCGCACGAATCTCCGGTTCATGTCCTTCAGGGCGCGTTGCAGTGCGCTATTGGTGCGCAATGAGCGCATAACGTCCTTGCTGTCCTGCGCCTTGATGTTGATGGTCATGCCGCCACCAGGGCCACCGTTAGCGGCCATGCCACGGATCACGTCGGCCTGCTCGGCAGGCAAAATCATCTCTTTCTGGTGAGTCTGAACGACCGGGTTCACGCCGGCCGGAATGTCGTAGCCGCCCTCAGCCGAAGCGCCTGCCAATGCAAAGCTGCTGGCCAGTGCAAAGTGTTCTGCACCAACAGCAGGGGCCATCATCCAGCCGACATAGGGAATCGCCGCGACCGATGCCATTGCTGCTGCTGCGCCTGCACCAGCCTGCGCCATGCCTTCGCTGACAGCCGTGGTCTTTCCAAAGATCATGATGGCCAGCTGCGTAGCGATCCAGTTGGTCAGCATCTGGACGCCCATGTTGACGAACGACAGCAGAATCGACTGAGCCAAGTTAGCCATTGCCTGCTTCAGGGTCGTCGTTCCCATGATGATGCCCGTTACGGCAGTGCTGAACGCGGTGCTGATTGGACTAAACAGATTCTGCATCGTCATCTTGATCTGATTGAACACCTGCATGTCCTGCTTGATCATTTCGGTATTGTGCTTTTGCTTCAGAGCAGCAACATCGTCCAGCAGCTTCTGGCGAGCCAAACCTTCCTCTTTGATCAATTCCAGCTTCTGTTGCAGCGCCTGCAATTCGATCTGGTACTCCTGCTCCTTCAGGATGCGGAGTTGTTCCAGTTCGGTCTGCTTGCTGATCTGGCCCATTGATTCCTGCATGGCCAGATTTGCCCGCTTTTGCTCGATCTCCTGCATATCGATAGCTTTGTCGCTGTCGATTTTCTGCATTTCAAGCGCCCGGAGATCGGCGGCGTGTTTCTTGTGCAGTTCGTAAATGGTCGTGTTGACCTGACGCTTTTCCTCGATCGAGAGTTTGTTGCGGGCGCGGACGCCTTCCCAGTACAAGAGCTCTATCTCGGTGGTATCGCGGAAGTATTCTTTATCGGCTTCCAGCTTGGAAACCAGCGCAGCCTTCCACTCGTCCATACGCGACTTGGCGTTTGGGTTGTTGAAAGTCTGGTCGCCGCCAGGTGGCGGGACTGCGTTGTTCGCGTTGCCGCTTTCCTCTTGACCCTTGCGGTACTGGCCAAGGAAGGTGTTTCCGGTGCCGTTCCAGACGTCTTTGAGCCCAGCGATTTCCTTAGCCACGTCAGCAACGCGCTCTTTCATAATCGCCGTAGCTTGGCTGACTTCGCCCGTGGCCACAGCCATCATGGCAGCGCCGATCGCGCCCATGTTGTTGGTGATGAAGGTAACTACCCAGGCAATCAAATCGGCCAAGCCAAGGATCGTTTCCATGATCACACGGATAGCCTTCACGATATACGGGCCGATTTCGGTAAACTTGTTGGCCATCGCCGTCAGCATGGGCATGACTGCGTCGCCAATCGCCTTGGCAACGCCCTTCATGACGTCGCCCACATCGCTCATGGCGGCGTTATATTCCTGCGTTGTTTTGACGCCTTGCGGACCGATCACGAGGCCGAGTTCCTCTGCCTTGCGTCGGGCGCCCTCCATGACCTGCGGGGTCAGCTTCTGTAGCTTCAGAACGTCCTCGACGCTTCGGCCAAACATGGTCATGGCGGCTTGCGCCTGATCCAGACCAGGCTTGTATCGACTGACGATCTTCAGGGCTTCCAAGAACACATCGTTGCTGCTCTTGGTGCCATTTTTAAGAGCGTCGGTATCCACACCCATCGCCTTCAGCGCATCGCTGTTATTACGCAGCTGGCGGGCGAAATGGATGAATGCCCCTGAGTAAGCCTCGCCATTGCTGCGGATGCCGTCCAAGGCAACATTCAGCACCGAGGCTTCCGAAGCAGCAATACCGAGAATGCGGCTCAGGCTAACCGCTTCCTGAGCCATCTGGCGCGTTTCCTGAACAGCCTCTTTGAAGGCGGTGCCACCAGCCAAAACAGCCGTCAGGCCAGCAAACATCCCCTTGACCGATGAGAACGCCTCGCCCAGGGAGCCCAAGCCGTTTTGCATCTGGCCAACGGCCTCCTTGACGGCCCTTGCCGCTTCGGCAGCTGCAGCGGACGCGCCGCTGGCGTCACCGCCAAACCGGACTTCTGCGGAGTTGTTATCGGCCATGATTTAGCTCTCTTTGTGTTCCACGGGGAACAGATCGAACAGCGACTCACCGCTTTCGTTCGTTTCCGATTTTTTGCCGACGCCAAAGTAACTGGCGATCATCGCGTGGATAGGCGGGTTGTCTTGCTGGTACTTGTTGATGTGCAACAGGCGGGGAATCGTCATGTGGTTATCGATGTATTCCCAAGTCCACCCCTGAAAACAGGTCATAAGGTGGACGTAGATCGAATCCCAGTCTACGGGTTCCCCGCCGCCGCTTCCCCCGATGTCTTCACCAATCCGGATTGACCCATGATGGCGTTGATAATCGGGCGAACATTGTTCATGTCGATGTTTTCTTCCAGAAACTCTTTGTTGATTTCCGGGTAGTTGCGTGAAATGGCGGCTTGGATCACCGTGAACACGTTGTCCATTTGCTCATCGCTCATCGTTGCGCCGATGTCGGTCAGTTGCTGGATCTTCGGCATCAGGGTGCGAATCTGCTTGAAGTTCAGGGCGGGGACGACGTACTTTTTGACGCCGACTTTGATTTCAACGCCATCGATGAGTTCGCTCATTCGGTTTCTCCTGGTGTTTTAAGGGTGGTGCAAAACGGGCCGGAGTGTTCCGACCCGTTCCGAGCATCCGATTACTCGGACAGGCTGAGGCGCAGCGGGTTGCCTGTGCCGTCGTCTGAGCAGGAGAAGTCAAACTCCGGAATGGCGAAGTCTTCATTCTTCAGGCCGAGGGTCATCTTGTTGCTGATGGCCTTGGCGAACGACAGCGTGGTCAGCTTGCCCTGATAAGCAACAGTCAGGTCTGCCTTGAACGATGGGGCGTAGCCCATCGGCAGGTTCTTGACGGTCATCTTCTGAGCGCCAACGACGTTGGCCGAGTACTGGTAGTTGATGTAGACCAGCTTGCCGGCGTCAGCGGAGGCGAACGTGTAGGTACCGGTCGAAGGATCAACGCTGTATTGGCCAGTCGTAGGGCCAGTTGCGACGCGCTTTAGCGGCGAACCGGTCGAACTCAGAACGCCGAGGTCAGCAATGAACGTGCCGGCTGATGGCGGGGTGGGCGTCACGGTATAGCCGCCAGACGACGGGATCAGCGAGCCCGTGGTGTCGGTGTTGTTGGCAAACAGACCGGTTTCAAGATCCTGGCCGAAGAACAGGTTGTTCCAGGCGGCAGCGAAAATGCGAGCCGGTTTGACCTTGACGGTCATCTTCATCTTGCCGCGACCAACGGCTTCTGGGAACTGGTTCTGGCCGTAGAGTTCCTTGATGTCGCCCGACAGTTCGATGGTGCCTTCTTGCAGCGTCATCAGTGGGACCGGGGTAGGGTTGGCGATCGCTGCGCCCTTGGCGTCTTGCAGCGGCGTCACGTAGAAGTTACCAACACCGAAAGCGAATTGAGACATGGCTTTGCTCCTGTAGAAAAGAAAAAAGCCCGCTTGTCGGCGGGCTGCTGGTTTGCGGTTGAGGTTGGGTTAGGCGGTTTTGATGACCACCGGAATGATGGCGACAGCTTGGTCACCTAACACGCCCTCGTCGGTCTCAATGACCCCGTCTATCCATGCGTGGGCAACGAGACCGCCAAGGGTTTGTTTGTTGTCGATCGGATTGGGCTTCAACGCTTCCTCGATCGCATCGATAAGGGGATTCAGAATCTGGGACGGGGCAATGCTCTTGTCGCCGCCCGTGTTGGCGTACAGGTAAATGTCGAGTTGCAGTTCCCAGATCGGGTTCAAACCGGGTGTGCGCGTCACGATCTCGGTGCGCTGCGACACATACAGCGCAGGCTGCTGTGCCGGGGCCACATCTGACCAGTGCTTGAGACGACGGCTGGCCGTTTTGAAGTCTGCGACCCCTTTCACGAGCTCGAAGAACTTGCTGTAAATCAATTCTCTGTTCACTTGGTCGCCCTCTTGGCTGCTGCCTGGACTGCTTCACGCATAGTGCGCTCGATCTCCGGCTGCATTTCGCGCAGCGCAGAGCGCAGGAACGATTTTTCTGGCAGGTTTACCTTGCGTGTGTGCGCTCCGACCTGTTGCTGTGTCGGTGGGATAGGCTTGCCGAAGGCTTGCGTTACGGTGCGCAGATGCGCCCGCACAGAAACAGCGCCCTTGAAGCCGAACTCGTGCGTCCGGCCATAATCGACGTTGGTGCCGACGTAGCCATAAACGCCCGTTCCCTCACGCACGACGCGCTGGTTAATGCTGCGCCGCAGCCGTCCGGTTCGCACCTTCAGGACTTGGCCAGACAGCTTGTCCGATTTCACGCGGGCAAGCAGCCGGAGCGCCATTCGGCTGACCGACGTTTGCAGCGCGTTTTGGATATTGGCCGGCGCAGCCGTCAACCGACTGATCAGATCCTCGCTGCCGAGAATCCAGCCCTTAATCACAGCGCGTAAACCTGTTTGTAGTTGTTCAGGATCGTGCGTACCTGCACCGGGAAATCGGTGATCGTGAAAGCTACCGTTTCGCCACCGAGCGTCTTGCTGGCGTGGCCGACGCGGTCACGCTCGCGGTAACGCAAAGCCACCATTTCAACAACGGCCTGCGCTAAATCAGCTGGGCATTTCTCGTAGCCGGCGCGATAGCTGATGCTGACATTCCCGATACCGCGTTCAAAGGTGATGCCGTGACGTAAATAAACCACCCGATCGTTCACGAAAAAACCCGGCTCGGTCAGGCTGTTGGACTTGGGGATGTCGCGGCCGCTGATGTTAACGGACAGCACTTCGGTCACGGGGAACTCCTGCAACAACATGAAGTATTTGCCATTCCCATTCCGCAGGTCGTTGTAGACGTTCGACAGAATTTGACGGTTCATCCATGTCTGGACGTATTTGCTGCAGGCGGTAACGAGCGACCCAATGACGGTGTCGTCATACACGGCATCGGCGTCGACGCCGAGGTACGCCTTGACAGCATCAACAGAGGTAAGGTCGCCCGTCGCCATGATTACACCCGCTCGAAGCCAAAGTCGCGGATCAACACTTCAGCGTGAGCCGCGTGGACAGTCACCACGCCGTTTTCGTCGGCGATGTAGTCGTTGCCTTCGACCGAGCAGTTAGCGCCCAGGAGCTTGACCATGCTGTCGTCGGCGCTTTGCTCAACGACTTCGGCCGGAGCCTCGGTCACGGGTTCTTGGGTTTGTTCGGCGGCGTTGACCTGTTCGGTCTCAACAACCGGCTTCTCAACGACTTCGGCCGGAGCCTGCGTAGGTTTGTTAGCTTTTGCCATGATTCCTCCTGGCTAATGAATTTGGGGCAGGGAAGCCCCCGAAGGGGCCTCCTTGCTGAAACATCGTTTGGCGGTGATTAGCCGTTGGCGATGTTGGTGATGATGCCCAGAGCGAACGGGGCGTAATGCTGCAGGACGCCGTCAGCGTAGACGCCGTATTCGTACTTGCGGGTACGGAGCGGCCATTCCAGCTGGTAGTAGTCCTGACGCATGTTCATCTGAACGACGTTGCCGACGTTGGCCATCGGGTACGGCAGACGATCCGTGTGGAACAGAACCGTACCGGCCGGCAGGTTCGGATGCACGCGCAGCGGCACCTTCACGCCCATGACCTTGTTCAGGTACTCACCGACCACGACACCGGCTTGGATGGTGCCTTGGTTGGCAGCATCGGTCGTCAGGCGCAGCAGCGGAGCGCCGCCGTTGGCAACGATCTTCTTGGTGATGTTGACGAGTTCCTGCGACGACACGTAGATCGTGGTCGGCGACAGGCGATAGCGGTTGTAGAAGTTGACAAACGCTTCTTCGAACTCGGCAATGCCGCCAGCGCCATCCGAGGTCAGCGGCGTACCGGCACCGGCGGTACCAGTCGGCATGATCTTGATGTAGGCGTTGCTGCCCGGCTTCACGGCTTGATACAGCAGGCCGTCGAAGTCCAGCGACGAGGTCGAGTGGTCAGCGGCCGACAGATCAGCAGCAGCCTGAGCGCCAGCATCAGCAGCAGCAGTGATCACCACGCTGTTGATCGAGGTGCAGGCAACCAGCTTTTCCGAGCCAGCAGCGCCAACGTACCAAGCGTAGCCAACAGCGCCAGCGACAGCGGCAACGGTTGCCGAGATCTTGCCAGCGTTCGAGGCATTGGTCGTCACCGAAGCTGCGGCCGACTTGCGAGCCGAACCGCCACCGAAGCTGTCAGTCGAGCCGTCAGCGTTGGTGCGGGTGATTTGACCCGGTACCGCAGCAGTTGCCGCGTCGAAGTACTGGCCGATGCTGCCGTTGTTAACGCCAACGGTGTCCAGGTAGGCTTGCAGACCCAAGGCCACGCAAATGACCGAGTAAGTTGCATCAGCCAGCGAACCGCCTGCGCCAGCCACAGCGGTCGGCGTTGGGGTAGTGCCGAGGCTGACCGAGGTGTTACCACCAAGGATCAGACGCTCTTCCTGAATCATCGTGCCTTCCAGCGTTTGCTGAACGGCCAGAGCCTTGACGTCTTCGAAGTTCTTCGAAGCGTAGTTCGCTTCGAACGTCACGTTGTTTTCCAGACCGAAGCCACGGAAAGCAGCGAAGAACTCCTTCAATTGGTGGTTAATAACACCACCGCGTTGGCCTTCCGAAACGCCTGCGCGTTGATTGCCGACGTTGATGCCGGTGATGGCCTTCCAGTTGGCCTGGATGGCAAAACCACCGCTCACACGCGGAATGCTGTTGCGCAGCGGGGTAAGCACCGGATACATCTTCTTCGACGGGGCTTCCAGGTTATAAGCCTGCAGGCCAGTCGTTGCCGAGCCGGGGTTAACGAACGACTTGATGATGTCGTCCGGTTGATTCTGAGCTGCCTTGAGCAGTTCGATGGTTTCAGCAGTGTTATTCGCACCCATAGCGGGCCTCCTTCAATGAAAAAAGCCCGCGAGAAGCGGGCTGGCGTGAAAATGAAAAAGCCCGCGCTAGGCGGGCTGGTTTCTGGTTAGTGGATAGGGGTTGGGTTGATGGGATCGGTCAGCCGACGAATCGGCCACCGGATTGGTGGATAGACTTGATCATGGTGGCGATGTCGTTGTCTTGGCCATCCGAGCTCTTCACGGTTACCGTGGTGTCGCCAGTGGCTTCGGGGTCTACATCGTCACCCTTGGTAATGGCCTTTAGAAGCGCTTTGCCGGGGGCGGCTTGGCCTTCCAGTTCTCTGATGCGGTCACGGGCCTTGGTCACTTCGTCACGCAGGCCATCAATGGCCTTGGCCACGTCATCGGCGCTCGATGCGCTATCGATGGCCAGCGCCTTGGTGATGGCACCCTGCAGGTTGTCGAAGTCGGCCTTGGCCACGTCATCGGTTTTTCCGTCAGCGTTCTCAACTACGGTCTCAACCGATGCCGGAGCAGGGAACTTCTCGTCCAGTGAAGCCAACAGTTCCGAGGTTTCTTCTTCGGCCATATCCTTGAAGATCTGAACGCCAGTCTTGAGCCATTCGAGCAGTGCGGCGGGCAGCGGCGAATTGTCGCCTTCCCATTCCGATTCTTCGGCGGCGTTGCGCACCATATAACCGATCGAGCAGATCAGACTAGCAAACGACGACAGGTCGTACATGCCCTTCTGGGTTTCGCTTTCGCCATCAGCCTTGGCGGCTTCTGAGGTAGCAGCATCAGGGGCAGCAGTGGGCTCGGCAGCAACTGGCGTAGCTTGTTCGCCCTTGGCAAACGCCACCAGTTGTTCGGCGGTCACTTCGCCTTTGTTCAGCATATCGGCCAGTTGGTCGATGGCGGTTGGCTCGTCAGCCTTGGCGGCTGCTTCGCCTTCATCGCCGTCCTCAGCGCCAACCAGCAGCAGCGAATCGCCGTCTGCCTTGACGATCGAGAACGAGGTTTCCGGATTGCAGCCAGAATCAACCACCGAAGTTTCGCTGATGCGCTTCATGATCAGGCGGGTCACTTCGACCTCGCCATCGCCCTTCTGCACCTTTTCCTTGACGCGCTTCTCGACGCGGCCACCGATCGAAAAATCAGACAGCGTGCCGTCGAGGATCTTCGCTTGCGTGTCCTGAGCGCCCTTGGAAATAAACGCCTTGACGATGATCTGCTTGCTGGCGTCATCGGCGATCACTTCAATAGCCTTGCCCACGGCCTTTTTCGGGTCGTGCTGTTCGCGGATGTTGCCTTTCCAGTCGGCAAATGCCGTCTTGGCAGACTCGTAGTCCACGATTTCGTTGGTGTGGTCGATGGCTTCGTTGGTGGCAACGCCCTCGATCATCAAACGCCCATCTTCCAGCTTTTCAGACTTCATGATGGGGAAGTTCATTTTGATGCTGTTGCCGTTTTGGCCTAGTTCGATACTCATTGATCAATCTCCAGTTGGTTCTTCGTCAGAAAGGATTGGAACCACATCGCACCGGCAGTTCGGGTGCAGGGGCGGGGCATCACCGCCCCCGTTCGGAAAAACGTCGTCCAATCCCACAACAACGCCATCCAACTCTTGACAGTCGTCGCAACAACCGTCGCCAGTAATCCATTTTTTGCCGACCACCTGACCGCTTTCGCGGTAGGCAGTCATGTTGCCGTTTACGTCTGCAAACGCCGTTTCGGTGCGGGCAATCATCTCGGCGCGGCTATCGCTAAATGCCGCGTTGGTCTGTATCGCATCGGCCAGTTCGTCGTTGCTCCACCCCTCGTCGAGCGCCTGCGTGACGGTTGAGCGCAGCATTTCGCGGGTAGCGCTATCGATGCGCCAGTCCGCATTCGGGTTCTCGACTAGGTCACCGGCGGCGTTGACGGTCTTGCCGACCCACTCCGCAGCGCGGCTGTTTGCCCACTCAATCGCTTTCTGGTTGGCCAGCTTGACCATTGCCTCGTCGTTGGCCATGCCGATCTGTTCCAGGGCGATATAAACCCCGTCCTTGGCGATCGCTTCCAGAATCGGCTTGATCTTGCTCTCGTCGCCAGCCAGTTCTACCCAGTCAGAGAAGTCCAGCATCGCCAGGATGCGCTTTACCGTCTCGGTGTCGTCTTTCAGACGCTCGTCGTAGAGCTTGACTACCTGCTCGGACACATCCTTGACCTTCGAGCGCAGGAATTTGCGGACAGCCAGTTGCAGGCGCTGTTGCCAACGGCCTATTGACCGGCGG